TATAACAATGCACCTTTAACATGCATTGGTGTACCCTTCTTGTAAATAGATGTGGTGTCGCCATATTTTTTTACACCATTAACACTACGAGGAAAAGCAATTTCTTCTGGTGGTAATAGTTCAAAGTCTCTACGAAAGTTTACAATAAACTCTTTCATTTCTTTTTGATCACCACCCATAATAACTTTGAATGCTTCTCGTAACTTTTCTCTACAAGGTAATGGGGTGGATGTTTTAACTGCTTCAATACCCATAATCTTTAATTTAGGTTCTGGATATTGTACACCTTCTGAATTGTGTACATTTAAAATATATCTTTTCTTTGCTGTCCAAATACCTTTGTCAGCAATTGCCTCTCGTTTCATTACCATTTTGTTTTCAAAGACATTCATATAACTACCTAGTTCATCATAACACTTTGTGATGTATGGTTCTAGTCTTTCACTACAAAATTTATCTAATGCTTTTACAATTTTATTACTGTCAGTTGAACCAGTCATTTTTACAAGAGGTGCCATATTGATATAAACGGAATCTGTATCTGAAGCAATAATGTAATCATCTTTTGTTTTGTATAACTTATTAAAGTATTCGTTTAGTTTATTATCTATCCAACGTATATTCAGTTGACCAGATGTGGTTATGGCTTCTGCCATTCTGTGATCGTAATATCTAAAGTATTTGTTACCAATAGCACCATATGCACTATTTAGCGAAATCTTTTTGGAATGCTGAACCAAATAATATCTTCGTGCTAGTTTTTCATACTTAGGATCTTTTGTATTAGCATATTGTTGTTCTGCCTCAAGCATTTTCTTTTTATAAATTGTTCTATCATTATATTCTTTTTGTATGATACGAGGTAAGAAACCTTGTTTACCTGTTCGATACATTGTACCATTGGCAGCCATACAGTTACCATCAGAGGTATCTACTTTTTTATCTAACAAGTCTGTTATATCTACATTCTTTTTATCTGGTAAAATTGTTTCTGGTGAAATATTATATTGCATAATAAGATGTGGATATAGTGAGTTTAAATCAAAAGATACAACCCAATCATGAAAACCAACTTTAGGGTCTTTTACATATGCACCCACAAGTTCTGGTGATGTAGGATTCATATCACGCATAGGTACAATAATATTATCTTTTAGTAATTCATTGAATATAATTGTATCCCACATTCTAACTTGTGAGAATACATCTTCGTAATTTGCTTTGGCATTATATGCCATTGTTAATGCTAGTTCAATAAGCTGTAATCTATCTTCTAGTTTATCAACCAATTCAACGTCTTGTATATTATAATCAATGAATGATTGTATATCTTGTTGGTACCATTCTTTAAAAGTATCAAATGGGTTATCATCTTTTTGTTCGCCTAGTTCTACTTTACCAATATGATCTAATCTATAACTCTCTTGGTTTTTAATTGTGAATTTACGATATAGTTGTAAATAGTCAAGTTGAGCAACACCTAGCAATCTATAATATGTTTGAGTTTTACCTAATTCATATGTTTGATCTTCTTGTATAATATTCCAAGGAGACATACGTTTCATAGAGGAACTGCCTAGTATCTTACCTATACGTTTAACTAGATATGGTATATCAAAGTATTTACTATTCCAACCTGTAAGAACATCAGGTGAATATGCTGACCAAAATTTTAGAAATTGTTTGAGTAAGTCTCTTTCATCATCACATTTTACATAATGAACATTGTCTTGTTTAACTGTGTAATCTGCCATACCCCAAACCAATATTTGTTTTTTGACTTGGTCTTTAACAGTAATACAAATCATTTTTTCAGCACAATCTGCTACATTAGGAAAACCATGTTCACTTTCAACCTCGATATCAATTGTGTAAATACGAAGTTTATCTTTATCGTATTCTACATTACCTGGCCAATAGTCAGCCATGTATTGATATTGAAATCTATCTGTGCCGTGTAAAAAATTTGGGTGTTCTTCGTATCGTTTAATTGTTTGTCTTGCTTCTTTAATAGACTTATATGATACGGAATCTAAACCAATACCTGTTAAGGATTTAAATCGACCTTTACCTTTTGTAGGTACGAAAAGACGAGGAACGTATGGTACACGGTCAACACATCTTTTACCATTGTCGAAATATCTAACAAGTAATTCGTCACCATAAGGCGACACATTTGTGTAAAAATTCATAATATAATTATATCAGGTTTTGACTTAAAAGTCAAGGGTTAAAAATATTTGTCTAATACTTCAAGTTGATCGTGGTATTGTGCAATAATGTTTAATTCTTTTTCTATGGTTTCTATGATATCACCATGTTCACCTATTCCAACAGAATTTGATAAGTAGATTTCTACGTTTGCTTTGTGTTTTTCTATATGTCCAATAGCATGTTGTTTAATTGCTTGGATCATTAGTTCTCTGTTCGCCATCGTCACTTCCTTTCTTTCCAATATTATATTTTGGTTCTAATACCCATTCGTGTTTTTCTTTGAATGGTAAAACTTTAATTTGTGATAATGGTGCTTTATTTTCCACAACACCTACTAACTCTACTAAACCCCAATCACTTAAAAGTTGTGCAATTGTGTTTCTTCTTTCAATATCATTTGCAAAAATATTTGCTGTCTTGCCATCTAAAGCAAACAGCTCTTTAAAGTGTACAATAAAGTATCTACCTTGTTTGTGTAGTATGTGGCACGATTGATAAATCTTTCGTTCTTTTCTACTTGCTACACCTATTCTGGTTAGTGTCTCTCTAATTTTAAGGAAATCATCTGGCTCTTTTATTTTTACTTCGAGCATGTTTTCTGGTTTCCATTCTATAACTTCACTCATTTTCCCCCACCTTTATATAATCTCTCTTTTATATAATCAATCTGTTTTTTAGTCATTAAAGATAAAGCTTCTTGCGCCTTCTTATTAGAATAACCAAAGTGTTGTTTTACAACATCTAGGTCTTTTATCTTTGAAGACTTTAACCATTTACTAAATCTTTTTCTAGACTTTATACTATTTAGATAAAATGAGAATTGCATATGTTTTGTGGCATGATGTAATCTATTCATTTCATTAGCATACATAATTGTGTCTGAAAAATAAGACAAGCCTTTATTGATTATAAAAGGTGGATACTTCTTTTCCCAATCTCTATCATCAGTATCAAGTAATTTCTCTTTACTGTAATTGATTGCTGTGAGATACTTTGTTAGGCTGTAGTCATTCATTTGAATTTACATTCAGTCATTATCTCGGTGAGACAAGCAACCATGTTCAATTCAGGATCTGCTACAAAGGCATTTTTATATTGATATTCTGCTAGAAGAATAACCATAGGTGGAATACTTTGTGGTTGTAATTCTGTATAAAAATTTTGATATAAGTCTTTGTATAGACCAGCAGGGTCTTGGTCAATATGATCTACAACCCATTTTCTCATATCACCAAAGTGTCTATCTTTTAATGCCTTGTTTAAAGACCTGATATTTGCTTCAGCAATATTAACAAGAATACCTGTATCTATTTTACCTGATACAGAATATCTTTGTAGTTCATTGATGGTTCTTCTAAAGTCTGGATAAAACTTAATAATAAGTTCTGCCAATACCTTTGGTTCAAACTCAATGTTTTCTTGTTCTAGGATTGTGGATAATCGTTTGTGAAATAGACCTGCTAGTTTTTCTTTATCTTTTTTCTGAATAGAAAAATTGATTACAGTACATCTGGAATGAATTGCAGGTATAATTTTATTCTTATAATTACATGTAAAAATAAATCTACAATTATTACTAAATGTTTCTATGAAGTTTCTTAAGGCAGGTTGAACACTCTCAGCATTCATGTAATCTGCTTCATCAACAATAACCACTTTAGGTTTACCTGTCTCATGTAGAGATACAGTTGAAGCAAAGTTCTTGATTTGATTTCTTACAACATCAATGGATCGACCTTCATCAGAACCATTAATAATCATAACGTCACAACCAAGTTCGTTACATAGTGCTTTGGCTACAGTAGTTTTACCTGTACCAGCAGTACCAGATAATAATAGATTTGGTATTTCNCCTTGTTTGAGAACAGACTTAAAAGTTTTTTTAATCTCAACAGGTAATATACACTCGTCAATTGTGGAGGGTCTATACGCCTCCACCCATAATAAATTTTCCATTATTAACCCTCATACTTAGAAGTATTTTCTAGGGCAACCCAGTATTGTACTGATTTGTTTTTGTGTATAAAGTTAGATATTAACTTTGAAGATATCTTCACAGTATAATCACCTGGTAACATTTTGAAATGCTCTGTTTTAAAATGAAATACAAACTTTTTATCAGTTGTACCCACTTTAACATCATAGGTATTTGCTGTATCGTTTTTCTTATCAATTGCTGACATGATGATATCATTACCTATGGCTTTGAAAGCGATGTCTGGTAGTTGTAACATAGACGCAGCTTTCTTAACCTTTGATAAGTCAGTTTCCGTCAATGTAAACTCTACCTCTGTTGTAGGCATTTTAACATCTTTTTGTGGAGTTGTAAGTATGGATTCATCAGCAAAATAGTATTTGGATTTTGTTGATGTACCTTCTTCATTAATAGTCATGTGTTTTTCGTCAAAATCAAACACAGGTTTATTAAATAAAGATAACATACCTAAAAATTCAGATAGGTCATAGATGGCAATGTCTTGTGGAAATTCTTCTTCAACACCAGCAGTTGCCAATATGTTTTTCATAGTCGAGATTGTTTTGATTTCTTTTCCTGGTGTAATCTTTAAGTTAGGATTAATTTCAGAAAAGTTTTTTAAAATCTCTTTTGTATTATCACTTAGTTTCATTATATATTCTCCTTAGTCATTATGGTTGTTTAGTTTTTCAGACATTACTGAACGTAAAGGTGGTTCTTCAAAGGACTTTGTATTTTTACCTACATCATATTGTAATAGGTCTTCTTGCAAAGCAGCAATTAAAGTCTTATCGTTTTTGTAATGGTCTTGGGACAATTGTATTATGGCGTAGTGGATAACTTTCATAAGGTCTTTCTTATTCTTGCCTTCCTTCTTACCATACCTTTGAGCATATTTTAAAATATTGCCCATACAGAATCCATCACCATGTCCTTGGTCAATGATAATTTCTGTTGCTTGTTTTTGAGATTTTGCGTAATGTGATGAATAGGTTTCATCAACATATTTTTTTACATCATCTAGTATTATATTTTCTTTAAATTTATACATACATTCATTATATCAGGTTTCAATTCAAAAGTCAAGGGCGGAATGGTTACCGCCCTATCTATATTATGCAATGTCAATTGTTCTAGGTTTTTTACCTTCAGGTAAAATTTTCTCTA